GAACCGCTGTAGAAGTCACAGACGCTGGAATCGGAACTGTAGAAGATGTACAAATGACTGCTGAGAGTGGCGCAATCACAATTGCTGGCTCTCCAGCTGACAATGATCAAACATTTTTTCAACTTTACAGAGATGCAGCCGATGGGAGTGATACCTTTACAGGTGAGGCACGAGTTCTAGGAATTAAATTATTTTACACTACAGACGAAGCTAACGACGGATAGGAGAATTCATGAAAAATAAAACAATCTTTACACGTGGAAAGACAGGTGAAGGGGTCGTTGGAGATTCTTTTGCCAATACTCGGCATGGTCCAAAAACTAAAAGCTTTGGTTATCAGGTTTTAGGTTTTGGCTCTGGTGGGACAGGTCCCGCGTTTGTCGCCGCAACAGGTGGAAGTCCTTGTTCAGGAAGCATTTGTGGTGATTATAAAACTCATTTATTTACAGGTCCAGGAACTTTATGTGTTTCCTGTGCTGGAAACGCAGGAGGTAGTGATAAAATAGATTATTTAGTAGTCGCTGGAGGTGGCGGTGGCGGTGGAAGTTATGGCGGTGGAGGCGGCGGTGGAGGTTTTAGAGAATCTAAACGACCATGTGCCCCATGGACGGCTTCGCCTCTAGTATCTACTACTAGCATAACAGCTTCAGCAGGAGCTAATCCAATAGCAGTAGGTGGTGGTGGAGCTGGTGGAGCCTACCCATGTGTTGGGCCAGGAGGATCAGGCATAACTTCAACTTTTTCAACAATAGATTCAGCCGGCGGTGGATTTGGTGGAGTGCAAACATGTTCACCGGGTGGAGACGGTGGTTCGGGCGGCGGCGGTGCAGCAATGGCTGGAGCTGCTGGTTCAGGTAATACTCCCCCAGTAAGTCCAGCACAAGGATTTGGTGGTGGCACTGGAACAGGACCTTCTCCGCCCCATAATATGGGTGGTGGAGGTGGAGCCACAGAGGCAGGAGTACCTGGGTCGCCAGCCCCTAGTGGGAGAGGTGGAACAGGTGCAACAACTTCAATTTCAGAATCACCAACATCTTATAGTGGTGGTGGTGGCGCCAGTGGCGGTCCACCTCCCCCAGCGGCAGGTGGTGCAGCTAGTCCTTGCGGATCGGGTGCCGCAGGCGCCGTACGCTTTGGTGTCGCACCAATGACTGGAATACCAGCCGCAGCCAATTCAGGTGGTGGTGGCGGTGGTACTTCTTATAGCGCCGGTGGAAGCGGTGGTTCGGGTATCGTAATAATAAGGTACAAATTTCAATAAAATTATGGCACATTTTGCAAAAATAGGAGATACATCGAAAGTGCTTGCAGTATTAACTTTAGATAATAAAGATGCACTAAACGCTGACGGTGTTGAAGAAGAAGCAGTAGGACAAAAATATTTGGAAAAACACAATAACTGGCCTGCCGACAGATGGATTCAAACCTCTTACAACACTAGGAATGGAAAACATTATGATAATAAGACTAGAGAATTATCAGCGGATCAGTCTAAAGCTTTAAGAGGAAATTATGCAGGTATAGGCTGGACTTGGGATGCAGATAATAATATATTCTATAATCCAAAACCCCATGCTAGTTGGGTATTAAATATATCTGAAGCTAGATGGCAATCCCCTATTGGAGATGCTCCAGATGATTTAACTGATGAAGAAAAAGATGCAGCTACTCATTATGAGTGGAATGAAGTCGGTCAATCTTGGGATAAAATAACTTTATAATTGATCTAGATCAAATCTTTCAATCACATTGACATTTTAACCATCATCTTTTATAAATGATGGACATGAAGAAGAAAGTACTATCGGAAATAGCTTTATACTACGGCGACGTCGAGATGCCAAAAGATTGGCAAATAGATCCTAGCGAATTATCCCACCATATTTTACAATATCAAATAGATAACAAAAAATTTTTATTCTCAAAAACTTGGGATAAGTTGAATACCTATATCCGTGAACACATTCAACTTGAATATAATTTTCAATTACTAAATAAAAAAACATGGGGTAATATCTACTTGCCTCACGAAACTACCGTTCCTTTACTTAATATAGATCCACTAGATTTAAAAAAATCTCCTGATTACACCTTGTTATATGGGGTGAATGTTAAAGACTGTAGTGTTAGAATTCATTATGATGATAATAGACGAGCAGGAAGAAGTTGGGATGTGCCTTTAACGAATAATAAATTTATAATGTTTCCTTCTACGCAAATGTATTATATCACCAACCATCAAAAAGACTCATTAAACTTTATTTTAACTATAACTTATGAACTTATCTAATTATTTTTGGAGTTTTAAATCTGTATTGACACCAAGATTCTGTGATGACGTTATTAAATATGCTCTAGCTAAAAAAGAAACCATGGCTATTACAGGAGGTCTAGGCATAAATAGAAATTTAAAAAAGAAACCCTTAAACAAAGAAGAAGTTAGAAATTTAAAATACACAAGAAATTCTGATTTGGTTTGGCTAGACGAGACTTGGATTTATAAGGAACTACAGCCCTTTGTTCATCAAGCCAATAAAAATGCTGGTTGGAATTTTGAATGGGACTTTTCAGAACCCTGTCAGTTTACCAAGTATAAACTTAATCAACACTACGATTGGCATTGCGATAGTTGGGATAAAGTTTATGAAACTAAAGGTCCAGATAATGGTAAGATAAGAAAATTATCCATGACCTGTCAATTAACCGATGGTTCGGAATATGCTGGCGGAGAATTAGAATTTGATTTTAGACAATACGATCCACCTCAAAGAGATGAAGCTAAACATTTAAGAAAAGCAACGGAAATATTACCTAAAGGTTCTATTATTGTTTTTCCTAGCTTTGTTTGGCACAGGGTTAAACCAGTCACCAAAGGAGTAAGATATTCACTTGTCGTATGGCATTTGGGGTATCCATTTAAATAATGGATAGAAAAGAATATTTTAAAACGCCTATATGGGCAGAAGATAAACCCGAGTTTGTTAAATCATTAAACAAAGCTAGTGATAAGTATATTAAAGAAGCTAGAACAAGAGATAAAAAATTAATTAAATTTTACAAAGATTTTGGCACATCTCATCATTCAACTCCATTAACCAGAGATAATGATTTTTTAGATTTCAGAAAATATATAGGTCAAAAGTCTTGGGAATTTTTAGACCAGCATGGTTACGATATGAGATTATATACAATTATATTTTCTGAAATGTGGGTTCAAGAATTTTCTAAAAAAGGGGGAGGTGACCACGCCGCTCATATTCATGGGAATCAGCATGTATCAGGATTTTATTTCTTAAAATGTAGTGAGAAAACCTCTTATCCTACTTTTCATGATCCAAGAACAGGTGCAAGATCTACTAAATTAAGACTGAAACCTGAATTAAAAGGTATTTTTTGTGGCACAGAGTTAGTTCAGTTTAGACCTAAACCTGGAACTTTAGTTATTTTTCCAGGTTATTTAGAACATGGATATGCAGTCGATCACGGTAAAGCACCGTTTAGATTTATCCATTGGAATATCACGGCTATCCCTAGAGAGATGGCTAAAGATGTTTAAGAAAGATAAATACTGTGTGGTTCGTCAAGCTATCTCAAAAGATCTGGCAACCTTTATTTACAATTATTTTTTAATGAAAAAACAGGTTTATGATACTTGTTTAAACTCTAGATATATTTCTCCCTATGAAACTTTATTAGGAGAATATGAACCTTCAAATGGACAAATGCCCGATACCTATTCTTGCTATGCAGACATAGTGATGGAAACTTTAATGTTGAAGTGTCAGCCGATTATGGAAAAGACAACAGGATTAAAACTACAACCGGCTTATGCCTATGCCAGAATCTATAAAAAAGGAGATGTTCTTAAAAGACATAAAGATCGATTTAGTTGTGAAATATCTACCACCATGCATTTGGGAGGAGATGAATGGTCTATATATCTTGATCCTACGAATACAGAGACCTACGACCCAAATCTTCCTTATAAAATTATTGGTAATAAAGGGGTTAGAGTTGATTTAAAACCAGGGGACATGTTGGTTTATAGAGGTAGTGACTTAGAACATTGGCGAGTTAAATTTAAAGGTAAAGACTATGCACAAGTTTTTTTACACTATAACAATGTGAAAACTCCAGGATCAAAACAAAACCTTTTTGATAAAAGACCTCATTTGGGGCTTCCC